CTCCGAAATCGAGCCGTCAAATCGGGAAAAATCTGTCGTGATCACACCATCTTCAGTGGTTAACAATCCAAGACGCTCAAGCGTCTCCAGGGGCGTTTTGCCGGGTCCATACCAAGCCTGGTTCTTTAGCACCGCCTCCTTGAAGGCATAAGTGTATTCAGATAACAGGGTGGTGACCTCTTGTGGCACCTGGGTGATTGTTCGTGGGTCATTTGGCGCCGCATACCCCTCAGCCTTTATAAAAGTCTTTAGGGCTCCGACGACGTTCTCGGAAAAGTAATGCTTCGCGTTCTCAAATCTTCCTCTCTGGGCTTTCTTATTCTGCTTTTCGGCGACTTCTTCAGTCGAGATGCTAGATCCGGTGCCTGCAAGTTTTCCAATCAGCAATTGGATGAACTCACTCTTGAGGTGTTTGATATACGCGGGGGGGTCCTTATCATTTCTAGGTTTGTCGACCCTTCCCTGCACACTGCTAATGTCACTAGATATCGATTTTGTTGGCATGAGCGCGGGTTTTGCGAAAAGTGGTTGCGAGACTGCTCGTCCCTTCGGTTTTCCATCTTCGGAGATGATTTCAGCTGCATGATTGACGTTGAATGGTTGGTAGGAGACACCCACCGAACTAGTGCTGACCACATTCGGCTTGAACTCAGTGTCCATCAAACTAAACAACAGCGGCGCTTTGAGCACCGCATCCACGTCCTTTTGCTGGGAGAGATATTTCTCCACATCAGATACCAATGGCATTCCATTTTTCGCTTTTATTCTTTCCCGAATCGCATTATAGACATCGACTGATATTTCCACTGACGAATAGGCACCATCTGTAGCCAAACTTAGCACCTTTGTCATTGGGTCGAACATATGTCTATATTCTCCCGTCCCGTACTTTTTGCGCGAGAGCGGGGCATGCCCGGTGAGGTAGAGACAAGCGGGGTATGGCACTCTGGCCACAGGCGTTAGTAAAACTATTCGATGATCAGGGTCTCCCTCGATCGTACGCTGTTCCACGCTAAAACTCAATACCTCTTCCG